TATAAAGAATACATACCACATTCAGATTTACTTTTTTGATGTTGTATTAAATTATATGTAGTTTCCATTTCTTTCGTATGTAATTGTAAAGAATCCCATTCTGTTTTCCAACGTAACATTAATCGTTGTATTTCTTTTTCTGGCACAGTACCATAAGAATCAAAATATGTTATACGCGGTTGATCAATTTCTGGTGATATATCACAATATAATGCCATCCAATGTTCTCCATCACCAGTATGTACATCTGTATTAAAAATAATACCTATTTTTGTTTTTCTTTTTTTATATAATGTTTTTAATTTTAAACTACATAAAGCATCTACAATACATTTTCCTTTTTCATCTTTTAAATCAAAATCTATAGTAACACAACCAACATAATAATAATCTGGAAATAATTTAACAAGATTATGTTCAACTCTATCAATATCTAAATCAGATAACCAATCTGTTGGATTTGTTATCCATGATGATGGTGATTTTGATTTATTTATCATATGTGAAATAACACATTCTGTTCTACCAGTTTTACATTTTGAACTAAATTTTTTTAAAATAATTTCCCATATTTTATCTGGATTTATCTCTGTAATTTTATCTGAATATTTTGAATTATATACTTCTTTTAAATGTAAAATTTCTTTTTCATCAAGCATCTTATATTAAAAACGGATTATTTTTTTCTAAGGTAATGGTCCGTAGAAATACTTGCCTTACATTTATAAGTAAACATTATACAAAAGTATCTTCTTTATAATAATTAAAAACTTGTTAAAAACTTGTTCTTAATAAAAGTTTATGTTTTCATTAAGATAAACTTATACAAAAAGTTATGAAGAAAATACCCTAAATGTTTTATAAAATAAAGAATAGTATTTCCAAACAGATTTATTTCTGGTATAGAAATCGTTTTAGACGATTATAAATTATTGCGGAATGTTGCAATAATTCTAATTAAAAGACATTTTAATTAGAAGGAAAATAGAATATAAATATATATAAATTCACTGTTAAAGAGTTTATATTATTTATATTTTATATAGACATATCAAAAGATATGATATTGTTATAGCGTACACGGCTATAATAAGCGGAAATTTTACAAATTAACAGAAATTGTAGACGTAAGAACAGGATGCTGGGCTTACGATAAAAATAAGGAATACTTTTAGAGTATTATTGTTACTTAGCGTTGGTCGGAGCTTTGTAGCCTTTAAATAAATATATATTTTCCAATATATTTATTTTTTGATTTTTGTTAAAAAAATGGATTTTCTTCTTCCCCTATTCTAAAGTAAAAAAAAAGTAATGGAACAATTACGTGAATATTCGAAACAACTTATTGAAGTTGATAAACGATTAGATGAATTAAATGGTCAAAGACAAGAAATATTAAAACAAAAAAATCTTTATCTTGAAAAAATACAAGAAATTATAAAAAAACCAGAATATAATGCTGTTAATGAAATATCATTACCTAATAATAAAAAACTTGTAGTCAAACGTGAATGGAAAAAACCATGGTCTTTATCAAAAGGTTTTCTTGTTGATTTAGTTAAAGCATATTTTCTAAAAGAATATCCAGAACAACCTACACAAGAAATTGCTTTAATTCATGCAAATAAACTTACAAACTTTATTGTAAAAAATGTTGAAGAAGAAATGTCTATAAAAGAAATGAAACTTGAATTACGTTAAAAAAACGGACTTTCATATACTTTTTTTATTTTAAATATAAAAGAATGGAATATAATCCGTATAATCCAAAAAATATTTTCTTTGAAAAAGAAGATATTCAAACAATTTTAAAAAAATTTTCAATAGATACATATGAAATAAAAAATTCTTCTTACTTTCAAACTGCTATGGTACATTCATCATATGTAAAAAAAATAGAATATATAACACCAACGGGTGAAAAATCAATATTAATTAAAAAACCAGATGATTGTATAGATTTATTCCCTGAATCTTATGAAAGATTAGAACATTTAGGTGATTCAATTTTAGGTGCTATTGTTGCAACATATTTAATTAAACGATTTCCTACACAACAAGAAGGATTCTTAACAAATTTAAGAAAAGAAATTGTATGTAATTCGATGTTAGGTATATTAGCACAAAAAATTGGTTTAGATAAATTTTATATAATATCACGACATAATGAAGATATTTGTAATGGAAGAACAAATATTAAAAAATTAGGTGATATTTTAGAGGCATTCATAGGTGCTTTATGGACAGATTCTAAAAATAATTTTATTATAACATATACATTTGTTATATCTATAATTGAATCATATGTAGATATACCATTATTATTAAAAAATGATACAAATTATAAAGATCAATTACAAAAATATTGTCAAACAAATTTAAAATTTACACCGGTTTATACCATGATTTCATCTATAAACGGGTATACTATGATAGCAGAAAATCCAAATACAAAAGAAGAATTAGGAAAAGGTATTTCAAATATAAAAAAACAAGCTGAACAATTAGCTGCAAAAAATTCACTTGAAAATTTTAAAGTATAAAAATATAATAAGAAATGACATATTATGTCAAAACAGATTGTAAAGAGTTTACAAATTCTATGAAAGAGGAATTAGAAAAATATGGTATGAAAGAATCTTCTAATTTTCCAGTAGATTTTGTATTTTTATCAGGACAATATGCATATTATAGAAATCATATTAATTTAAAAAAATCATTATTAACAAATTTAATAGAGTATCCTAATATAACTGATAAATCAAAATTATATGAAAAATTTAAAGGTGAATCATTCATAAAAGATTCTATAACAATAACAGATAAAATTCCAGAATTACCTTCTTCTTTTTTAAAAATATTAAAACCAGTTGATGGATTTGGAGGAAAAGATATTCGTATTGTTGAAACTCGCGAAGAAATTGAAGAATGGATGAATAAATATAAATATTCTAAATGGGTTTTACAAGATTATGTAAAAGAATCAGCTTTACTTAATGGTGAAAAATTTTATTTAAGAGTTTTTGTTTTAGTTATTGATACACACGTATATGTCTGTAATAAATCAGTATTTGTTACTTCAAACTACACTCAATATTATTATCCTGAAACTCTTCCAGATGGATGGAAACGAAAAACTGAAATTAAAGATATTTTTAAAATAGTATTAAAAGATATAAAATTAAAACCTGATTGGAATTCAAAAAATTCGTATTATATATTTGGAGCTGATGTAATGTTTGAAAAAAGAAAACCTATTTTAATAGAATTTAATAAAAAACCTGGATTGACTGCTAAAGAATTATTATATATTATTCCAGAATTATTAAAAACATTATTTAATCAAAAATCTTTATTTGAACAAGTTTTATGATAATGTTAATGATTGTTTTTTAGGTAATCTTCTAGAAAGTAATTCTTTTTGTTTTCCAACAACTGACATATCATCACTTCCTTCTGGAATACCTTCAATAGCACGCAGAACTTCAGCAACACGTTGTGGTTGATCAGCAAATTGAAGAAGTAATTGTGTACGAACAATTTGACGTTTCAAAGGTGGTTTTGATTGACGTACTGAACGTGCTATTGTTCCTTCACCATTTCCTTCTAAATTAAAATTATCAACTTTATTATCTCTCATAAATTCTAAAATTTTTTGTGATAATTCTACTTTTCTATCACGTAAATTTTTTTGTTGTTTTTGTAATTCACGTATTTGATCATCTAAAGAAATCCATTCTTTTAATCTTGATTTGACTTCCTCCGTGTCCCCCATTTTCTTTTAATAAGATGTCCCCTTGTAAATCTTTTCAGAGATCCTCCAGTAATAATTTCTCGTTGTTTTTCTATATTATCTTGTTTTTTTGGAGTTAATGTAGAAGCATATACTTTTATTAATCTTTCAATATCTGTATATATTTCTGGATTTCTTAATGTTTGTTTTAATTTTTGAATTAATCTCGGTAATTGAACAGGTGTATCTAATGGATATTCATAAGGTATATCTGAATCTAAACTTGGTAAATGTGTTTGTAATAATTCTGCATCTTCTGTTAATTCTTGATTATTTAAAGTATCGATCATTTTAGAACGTATTATATCATATGTTTGTAAATGTGGTTCAATATTTGAAGATAATTTTAGTAATGTTTCATCTAAAAATGGTAAAATATAAAATGTTTCTAAAAATAAATTTCTCCAATCTTGTTGTTTAGAATGTAAAATATTTAAAAAGATTAAAAATAAAGAATAAACTAATACTAAAATATAATGTCCTACAGAAGAAAAAAACCCAGATTCTTCATTAGAATTTTTTAAATCATATAATTCTTCATTAATAACAATATATATAACTTTTGTAGATAAATTAAATATATTTCTTTCTTTTGTTCCAGGTGTAAATAAAATATTTATATAAGTTTGAAAAAAAGGAATTAATTTATCTAATGATACTTCAATATATTTTGGTGATAATTTATACATCCATCCAAGTAAAATACGTGATAATGTATTAAATTTTTGACCACCGCCTTTTATAGCTAACATTTCATATAATATTTCACATTGTGAATCTTGAAAGAATGGTTTTCCATTATATAAAATATCATTACATATATCTTTTGGATACATATACGAATGTTTATTTTCTTTTAAATATTCATATAATCTTAAAAATTTTTCAATTGTTTTTGAAAATTCTAAATTATCCGATTGTTTATATACATAATTTAAAAGTTTTATATTTTTTCGAGTATCTGGATTTTCTTCTAAATTCAATACCATTATTTCCTTGTATAGAAAACAAATGACGGAAATTGACATAGATGAACCTAAAATAGAATGGTCATCTCAATTAGAAGATATTATAGCACAAGAAGGCGAAAAATGTCGCGGTTTATCTTGGTTACATACACGTGGAGAATCATTAACATCAAAATATAATACATGGGTACAAGTTCCCGTTATTATATTATCAACATTAGCTGGTACTGCATCTGTAGGTTCTCAATCATTATTTGGTGGTTCTTCAGTATCATCAACAGCTATTGGATTAGTATCAATAGGTGTTGGAATATTAAATACATTAGGTAGTTTTTTTGCATTTGCAAAACGTTCAGAAGCTCATCGTATAGCACATTTAAATTATTCTAAATTATCAACACGAATAAGTATAGAATTATCATTACCAAGAGATGAACGTATGGATGCTCAACCATTTTTAATAAATATACGTGAAACT